ACTTCCAAATGGTCCAACTATTGGGTCAAATGTTGCTATCTCAAAAACGGTTGGTTGACCAGCACGGATGCCTGAAGTTTCTAAATAAACTACATTCCCATTTCTATCTTTAATGTTTGTAATTAAAATATTTGTAATAGAGTTTCTTTGCTCTTCGGTAGAGAAGCGAATGTCGCTTTTTGCTCTACCAATTAGTGTATTATCAAGAAGTAGTTTTGCTTCTGGTCTTAGGTCTTCTTTGTTTGCTGTTCCTGCTGTGCTAAACTGGCAAGCAATTGTTTTGTCTAGTACCCAGTTTTTTGTAACGTTACCATAAGCACCCTGTTCTACAATGGGGTAGTAAACGTCTGCCAGCATTGGATACATAAAATCCTGAGTTTCGCAAATAACCATTACAACACTCCTGGACGAGTCACTGGCTTTTTGTATTTTTCTAGGATTTTATCTACTAGAATATTGCCAGTGCCTTGGAATACCGCCTTATCAAACTGAATTCTAAATTGGTCTGTATTGTATGCCCCAATGTAACGCTTGTAGTAATCAAGTCTTCCGCAACTAATATCTTCAATAAGAAGCTCGGTTGCCCTCTTGATATCTGATGGGACGTTTATATATCCAACGTCAGCATTGATTCTGTAATCGTATTCTCTTGGAAAACCTGTGTATCCATAAATTAGTTCTGTGTAGTCTGAGTTTGATGCTGGTAGCAATACAGGGGCAGACTCACTTCTGTTAAGTTCTCCTGTATATGTTTGGGTAATTGCAGAACCATCTTTAGTTAGCTCAAATGTTTTGCTTGTTACCAAAACGTTATTTTCATACACAGCATTAATAACCTTAACGTTATCCCATACTGGAATAAAATCGCTACCGTTTCCAATTGCGTTAATGTTTTTCTTTGTATAGTAAAAGCCATCATCAACAATTGAATCAATGATGGCTCTCGCTAGTTGTTCGTCTGTTGCATATGCTGCAATTTCTGTTGCTGTAGTGCCTTTAGTGTTTGGGTCTACGTATGGTCTACGAACTTCATAAACATCTTCGAAAATTAAATTTGCTGCTGCCACTGTTGCGTGAGTATTATATACCTGAACTTTATAGTCAGCGTCGTACTTTAGTGGAACAGAAATGTTTATCTTTGATGCAGATGTGGTTGTAACCTGTACGGCATCCATTACAAGAGTTGAGTCAAATAGGTCTGTTACATTTACAGTTACCGCTGTACTCGCATACCCATCAACAACCACTGGGAACTGAAACTTTTGTGTCCCTAAATTAAATGGTGTTGTTGCAGTATCTACTCTAAGAATTTCCACTAATTATCAAACGCCTCTTTAATCTCTTGTGGTGTGGCAACTCTAACGTGTGTTCTTTTTACCCAGTACTCTGCTTGAGCTGGAGTAACAAAATTATAGCCACGCTTTATTTCTCCAACGTTTTCCCAAAATACATTTTTAGTTGAATACAATGCCACAGTTTCTTTCTTTGGTTCTTCTACAATCTTTTTTACTGGGTCTTTACGATTTGCTCCAGGCGAGCCGATTGCTCCGTCAACTACTGCGATTGATGGTGCTGGCTTACCCTTCTTTTTTGTTGGTGATGCAATAACACCATTTTCGTTTGTTTCGATACCAGCCTTTGTGGTGGCTGAAGTTACTTCTAGGTTAACCTGAACATCGTCTGCAACGACTTCTGTTGCTTCGACTGTTGGCTCTAATGTAGGTTCGATTGATTGTTCTGACATAATTTCCTCCAATTTATATTATAGCAGATAAAAAATAGAAAGGGGCAGAAGCAAAAGCCCCTGCCCCCTCTAAGTGGGTTAACTCAAGATTATAGGCTTGAGTCGATTGCGTCGCTGTCAACGTATGCGATAGCGTCCTGCTCTTCCCACTGAATACCAAAGCGTACGAATACGGTGTATTCAATGGTGTCCTTCTTAGCTACGTATTCACGGTTTACAGTGATGTCTCTCTGGAAACCCCAAATGCGGTTGCTTGGGAAGGTTAGGTCAACAAAGCCCTCTGGGTAGTAAGGAACTTCCATTACTGGAATACCTAGTACACGAGTAGCACGAGCCTCACCAAATACCTGGTCAGTACCTGCTAGGTAAGCGTTACGGTACTGCTCAGTCCAAATGTTGCCTGTCAGTGTTCCGTGGTTTCTTACGATGCCCTGGAATGCTGTAGTTCCTGCGTAGAACTTCAGACCGTTCTTTAGAGCACGGTACTTACGTGGTAGACGGTCTACAACTTGCTGTAGAACCTCTGGTGTGAATGCGTTGTTGCTGATAGTAGCAACGTATTCGTGTGCATATCCATCGGTCTTGGTACGGCTTACGAAACCTTCCATAATGTTAAGGAAGTTGTTCACCCCTGTACCAGTTCCGTTGATTGCCAAGTCCTCAATGTCATTCGCAAATGCGTTTGTCATTAGACGGACTAGGTGGTCTTCAAGAGCTGCACCTTCAACGTTGTCTTCTAGAGCTTCTGCTGAAACTTCCCAGTCAAGACGAATCTTCTTTGTGGTAAGTTCGACCTTTGAGAAGGTTGCACCAGCGTTGGTGTATGTTGCATCACCCTGGTTGGCTGCACGAATAACACGCTCTCCAACGTTAACTTTTTCAAGTTCCATTGTGTTAGCTCGCATTGTTACACGACGACCATCCTTGGCTAGTACTGTACCATCCCAAACGTAGTCAATAAACCTACGAGCCTGTTCAGGACGTAGGATACCGCTTGCTGCGGAACCACTAGGGGTTACAGCGTTAGGACCAGTTAGCACACCATATTCGGCGGTTGGGATGTTTCCAAGAGTTGAAGCTCCTGGGTTAGTAACGCCACCAATGCCACCTGAAGCGAAAGCACCTTCCGAGTTTGTCTCGTTAGCACCTGCTCCTGGATAGTTTTTAATAATTTCTTCCGACATAATTGTCACCTCCTAGTGATTTTTATTTGAATAAATCGGTTGTTTTGAGGAAACGACCGTCCCATAGGGATTTCTGAACCTGTTCTGGTTCAAACTGTACGACATCACCGATGTCGCCAGACTTGCGGAAAGCGGTGTCAGCTTCAACAGCGTCTACTCTCTTTCCAAATTCGTTAAATACATCCTTTGATTCCTTTACCTCAGTTTTTACGGAATCAATTGATTTGTTGAGTTCATCAACCTGAGCCTGTAGGCTCTTTACGATTGATGCAAGGTCGCTAAAGGCTGATGTTAGAGTATCCTTGATTTCTGTAACTGCATTAACAACTAGTGTCTTTTCAGTTTCATCGTCTGCTGGAGATACCTCTTCAGCTTCTTCTGCAGGAGCTTCTTCTGCTACCTCTTCGACTACTGGAGCCTCTTCGGTAACCTCTTCTGCCACTGCTTCTTCAACTACGGCATCTGCCTCTGGAGCAACCTCTGCTGTCTCAACTGTGGTTTCTTCAACCACTTCATTTGTTGCGTCAGTCATAGGACTTACCTCCTTTGTTATCTTAGATGTTTTAATGCCTTTAGCACTATCAACTAAGAACTTTAACATTTCTGTTTTTTCATTATCTGATTTTTCAACAAAACCAATATTCTGCATAGGAAGACCAGTTGTTGGGCTAACCTCTGTTTCGTTTTCCGAAAGAAGGACTAGTCCTGATTCAGAATCCCAGAATACATTTTCAATAATTGTGTCTACGCCTTTGATAACGTCAACACCGTCTACTTTTTCAACAGAAATAATATTTGCAAATTGGTTGGCTGGGGTGTCTACTAGAGAAAGCTCAACTAGGTCGTAATCTTTAATAATACGAACCTTTGAGTCCATCTTTTCATCGTAGCCATCGTCCCACTTATTCATCTTGCCACCAATTGAGAAACCTGATAGTGTTCCATCCAAAACTTTTTCCCAAGTGTCTTGAGCACCTTTTGAGATATAGGTTGAAACATAAATGCCAGAGTACATCTTTTTTGTCTCTGGGTCGAAGTACTTGTCTTCTTTAAAGGAAACCATCTTGCCTACAGCAATTGGCTGGTGCATTTCACGGATGTTTCCACGGAACTTTTTAAATGCGTTTAGTGACGCTTCTGGGGTAACGATGTCATTCTGCTTGTCTAGGTTATCAAGTGTGGCAAATCCAGAAACGATTCTTCGTTCCTTATCTACTTTAGAGAATGGCATCGACAGGCGAACATTGTCGCCATCGGTATTCCAATGAGCTTTTTGAATAGTCATATTACCTTAATTATATACCCTTTTTATAAGTATTGTTATTATATTGTAACATACTTTTATTGGACTGCTCTACCTTCACCCTGGGCGTTGCGTCCAGTGATGGTAGCTGTGCTATCCGATGCATTGTTTGTTCTTTCTGCATCACGTTGTCTGTTACCTGCAAGGTTAGCTCTTGCATCTGTAGCCTGTCTAGGTGTCATTTGAAATACCTCGTCACCGTCTGGTCTTTGTGGCAATCCAAGAAGCTCACGAGCCTCGTTAGGAACCATAATCTGAGTCTTAACGTAACGCTCAAGAATTTGAGACTGTGCAATTTCGTCAGTAAGGGTAAGTTCATTAAACCTTAGTTCAAGAATGTCTGTCTTCTCTTTGACAATTCTGTTAATTAGTTTTTCAAGGTTACGCTGGGCTGGTCTTGCTACCTGCTCCTTGAAGGTGCGGTCCTGTGCTAGGGCAGCTGCAATAGATGCTGCGTCACCGCCACCAATCTTGGAGAGTGGAACTTGGTGAGCAACCAAGATATCGTCACGGTTGCGGACTCTGTATTCATTGAATGATGCCTCCTGTACGCCATTTTCAATTGGCTCCATTTTAAACTCAACCTTATTTGTGTCTGAGTCTCCTGGAAGTGGAATGTAAAGAGTTCTGTGTGACTGACCCTTTAAGCTAGTCTGCAAAA